TTATAGGATAATTTATCGGGATGGAGTATTTGGGGATGAAGTACCGTTTGAGGATAAGGCATTAAATCCAGCTACAAGTTTTGTGGTTTACCAGAATAATGTAGCCGAAAAACCTATACTTGGAGTTACGTATCACAATACCTATAATGGTAACTTGGATTTAAAGGGTGCTAAGATATATGCTTATACTGCTTACGGGGTTTATACTTTGGAACTTGATGCGACTGTTGTACCTGCTGGAATGGCTTTGACAGAAGAAAATATAATCGACTTTAAAGAATACAATGTTGGTGGAGTGCCAATAATAGAATACCCCAACAATATGTGGAGAATCGGGGATTGGGAACTTTCAATTAGTCTTACAGATGCGATAAATGCCTTGCATAGTGGGAGATTAGATGATATAGACCAAGTTGTTCAAAGTTTGTTGGTATTCCTAAACGCTGAAATTGACGAGGAAACATACAAGGAAATGCGTGAAGCTGGGGTTGTAATGATTAAAAACACAACTGGAAACCAGACTAAAATTGATGCGATTGAAACTTCCCTAGACCAGAGTGGTATGAATATGTTTGCCAAAGAACTGGAGGAATTGTTGTATGCGATTATTGGAATACCAAGTAGAAACAATCGTGCTGGTGGCGGTGGCGATACTGGACAAGCTGTTGAGTTAAGAGATGGTTGGGCTGACCTAGAAATTGTCGCAAGAAACAAAGAATTAATGTTTAAAAAGTCCGAAAAAATGGCACTTAAAATTTATCTTTCAATGTTTAATTCAAAGTATAATAGTAAATTGAGTTTATTGGACATTGATATTAAATTTACCAGAAACAAGAATAATAATATGTTGGTCAAAACACAAAGTTACGAAACATTGTTGAGAACCAAAACGCTTACACCAGAGGATTGCTTGACCATAGTTGACTTGGTTTCAGATGTAAACGAGTATATTAGTAGAGGTAAGACTTTCTGGGGAGAGGAATTTGCTGGAAAGATGGTGGACAATGGATTTAATCAAGAGTAAATAGTTTCTCCAGACGGTGAAGTGGAAGTTTAATTGAAAGAATTTTCTGAATATTGGAATAATTTAGAGAGTTTTGGGATATAATATAATGTAAGGATAAATAATTATGGACTGGGCGTTATAGCATGGTCTGGAATTGGAGGAATAAAAATGACAGATTACACACAAGAACAAGTTGATAAAATGATTGCTGATGCAGTTGCCGATGCAAAAACTGGTTTATTTACAGAGGATGACTTGCAACGTAGGGTCACATCAGAAGTAGATAGAAGGGTTGAAAGTGGTATTCAGAAAGGTCTGGAAACTCAAAGAAAGAAATGGGAAGAAGAATATTCTAAAAAAGCACAAATGACAGCAGAAGAATTAGCTAAAAAAGAGTTGGAAGAAAAAATGAAGGAAATCTCACAAAAAGAGAGAGAAATTAAACTTCAATCCAATTCACTACAAGCTAAAGAACTATTGTCACAAGCTGGTGTACCCAAAGAACATTACGAATCACTGTTGACTCCCCTTATATCTGATGATGAGGAATTTACGAAGGCAAATGTGGAGAATCTTATCAACACATACACTCAAACAAGGAGTGAATTGGAAGCTAAAATAAGGCAAGAACTTGGAAATGTACCGTCACCCACTACTGGGAATGGAGACAAACCAGTTACAAAAGAGAGTTTTTCTAAGATGAATTACTCCGAAATGATGGCTTTCAAAAAAAGTAATCCAGATTTATACACAAAATTTATAAACGAATAAAGGAGAAATGCTAAATGGCTGGAACACATCTTAATTTTCCGTTTGATTCTGAAATATTCAACTATGCTTGGAAACAAGAACCAGACGTAATAATGACAAATATGATTGAGTCGGGTGCTGTTGTAAATGACAGTGAAATCGCTAGACTTGTATCAAATGGAAGTAACTTCTTCACAGTACCATACTATGATGTACTTACTGGTGTAGAAGATGTTTACAATGGAGTAGATGACTTTACTGGTGCTTCACTTACTGGTGGAACATACAGTGGATGCGTTTACGGTAGAATGGCTAAATGGAACGCAATTTCATTTATCAAAGACTTCAATAGTGGTGCTGACCCAATGGCACAAATCGTTAGAGGGGTAGCACAATACTGGCAAAAACAAAGACAAACTAGACTTCTTGGAATCCTTGAAGCTGTGTTTGGAGTAGCTGGTGACACTGACTTTACCGATACTCACGTAAACAATATCGCAACTGCAACTACTACTGCTGGAGATGCTAATAGAATTGGTGCAACAACTCTTAATGACACTGCTGTAAAAGCTAATGGAGACCACGCACAAGGTTACTCACTGGCAATTATGCACTCTGCTGTTGCTAATAGACTTGCTAATCTGCAACTGTTAGAATTTGCTAAGTACACTGACCCTGCTGGAATCCAAAGACCACTCCCAATCGCATTTGCTAATGGTTATACCGTTATCGTAAATGATGGAGTACCTGTTGACGATTCTGCAACTGCAACTGGAGAGAAAGAATATACAACTTACCTTCTTGGTAGTGGAGCAATAAGATACGCACAAGCACCAGTTGATATTCCTTCTGAAATGGACAGAGACCCACATACTGCTGGTGGAACTGACTTCCTATACACTAGAGTTAGAGAAGTTATGGCTCCATTTGGATTCAGCTTTATCGGTGATGTTGCAACTGACGTTGGAGTACCTGATAGTGTGCTTCTTGCATCTGCATCATACGAGAGAAAAATGCCTGTTAAATCTATCTACATGGCAAAAATCGTAACTAACTAATAAGGATTTGATTATATGTTTATCAGACAAGATGGTAAACTTTATATCGAAATTGGTGATGGAAAGATAATCGGGGTTGAAATATACCCCGATGATGTTAAAAAAGTAGAGGGTACTGAAACCACTCTAAAGAAAAAGTTTGAAAAATTTTCCGCTACCGATATTAGAATAAAGTACAACATTAGAGAAGATAACCCTTATATATTCCCTGTTGAGAAAAAGAAGAAAAAAGAGGAAGTGGTAGAGGGTGACACAACTAAGTCTACTAAAAAATCTACTAGGAAATCCACCAGAAAGTGATGATGTGTTACAATATTACTTGGATAGTGCTGGGAGTTTAATATGTGATTTGAGACACACTGATATAGTGGAAACAAAATACCAACCTGTTCAAATTGAGATTGCTATTGAAATGTATAGTAAACGTGGAGCAGAAGGGCAGGTGTCACATGGTGAAAATGGTATTTCAAGAAGCTATGAGAAGGCTTCTATTTCCCCTAGCCTTTTGGAAAAAATTACACCAGTGTTTAAAACTCCATATACAGCTACTAAGGTGGTATCAGAATGAGAAATTTGGAAAGAAATAAATATAGTCTATGGTATGTTACTGAAACAGGGGAAACTAGAGAAGTTGACGATAATGGACACTATACTGGTGCTTATATCCCAACCTACTCTACTCCTACCGAAATTAAAATTGCATTATATCCATCTACAAGTAATATAGTCGAACAGATATTCGGGAGAGATGCTTCACTTGATATGGTGGCTATATCGAATGATGTGGTATTAGACAAAGATGGACTATTATTTGAATCCGAACCAACGAGTGATTTTGACACTACTTATGACTATCGGGTTTCAAGTATTTCCAAAAGTCTCAACACTATCAATTATGGATTAGAGAGAAGGGTTTAATATGGCGGATTATACACCAGATTATTTTACCCTCAATGTTCCGATAGATTTGGACAGATTTTCAGAAAAACATAAAGTTGCCAAAGCCAATATGCCTAGGGCGTTTACACGTGGACTTGATAGAGGATTAAAGAGACTTGAAACTTTAGCTAACAAACGTTTAACACAAGAACTTAGTGCGTATGGCTTGGGTGATTCTAATATATCAAGAAACATAATTATAATGAGAGAACCCGACTTTGGATTTAGCATTACTGGATTAGGTTATATAGTTTACCTTGAATATGGTACTGGATGGAAG